CCAGTCCGGCAGCAGGTCCAGTGCCGCATTCAAACCTTCGATGAAGCTGTTGATCCGGGTGACAACGGCATTCAACATCGCCTCGACGCCGTCGATCAGACCGTTCGCGGCTTGATAGGCAAAATCGCCAATCGCTTGCGGCAGCGCCCCCCAGATCGCCTTCACCGCATCAAAGGCGCCTTGGAAGCTACCGACCGCAGAATTGCCCCAGCCCACCACGGCTGCCAGTGCCGGTTGCAGTCCCTCGTAGATCCCGGCCTGCGCCCCGGCCCAGCCAGCCTCGACACGGGACCAGGAGGCTGTCGCTGCCAGGGCCAACCGGTTCCACGCCTCCACAGCCACATCGCGCAAAAGGCCAAAGGCTGCACCAACCCCACCGACTTTGCCGACAAGCTCAGTAAACTGATAGACGAGCTCCCCCGCACCAACGATCAGCGCACCAATGCCTGTGCGGATGAGCGCGCCGCGTAGGGCAACCAGCGCCGTAGCGAGGCCTTGCACCGAAAGCGCGGCCGCGGCCAACCCCAAGACCCAGCGCCCGGCCATCAGCGCAGCGAATGTGCTGGCATAAGTCGCAAGCCGTCCAAGATTGTCGAAGACCAAGTTGATCGCCTGTCCCAGCGGTCCCGTGCCGCGTGTCATGTCGGCAAATGTATTGGCCACCGCTTCCAGCGCCGGCGCAACCGCCGCCGTCAGACGGTTCGTGAGCCCGAGCCAGATGAGGCTGAGCTTGGCAATCGCATCCCCCGTTCGTTCGATCTGCGCCGCATCACTGGCACTCACCGCCACCCCAAAGTCGCGCACATCTTTCGCCGCCTCGCGCAAGGTCGCGGGATCGACCCGCAGGAAGGCCAGGGCTGCCTTATCGCCAAAGAGGTCCGAGGCCACCGCCGCGCGCTCGGCCTCCGGGACAAGCCTGTTCAGCGCCTCTTGAATGGCGACGATCCGCTGATCCAAAGGCAAGGCCTGCAGATCCGTCGCCGTCAGGTTCAAACGCGCCAGCGCCTTCACCGCCGTGCCTGACCCCGTCGCCGCCTCAGAAAGCCGCGTCGTCAGCTTCTTCGTTGCTTGTTCGATCTCTCCGAGCGAGACCCCGGCCAACTCCCCCGCCCAGGTCAGCACCTGCAGGCTTTCCACCGTTGTGCCAAGCGAGGCGGCCATATCCGCCTGAGCTCCGATCACCTCGAGCCCCGAGCGGATCATCGCCACACCGGCTGCCGTGGCTGCAGCGGTCAGGGCGGCGAGCGCAATCCCCGCCTTGCTGGCAAAACCCGCGAGCCGCGCATTGGCCGCCGTCATCTCAGCCGAGAGCCGGCCAAAGCCGCGCGCGCCAGCCTCGCCGATCCCTTCGAGCTCGGCCCGCACCTGCCGGCCGCCGACAGCGACAAGCCGGACGGAGACCTTCTTTTCTGACATAAGGTGGGATCCTTGAGCATGCGCCATTGACATATGCGTCATTGGCGCATATGCGGGTTTATGACCATCGTCACCGTCGTCGAAACACCATAATTCCAACGCCGTGCGCGCAGCCTGATGTCAGAGGCTGAGCGGCTCGCCCTGATTGATTTTGTGGCGCGCAACCCAGCAACTGGTGTGTCGATTGGCGGCGGGGTCAGGAAGTTTCGCTTTGCCCGCGAGGGCGCAGGCAAGAGCGGTGGTTATCGCGTGATCCATTTCTTCAACGCTGAAGATGGAACGCCGATCTTCTTGATCACCGTCTTTGCCAAGAATGAGAAGGCGAACCTGACGGCGGCAGAGACCGAGGCTGTGAAGTCCTTGGGGGAACTGCTGTCAGCTAATTACAGGAGGACAAAATGAGCGACGCATTCAAGAGCATTGAGCAAGGCCTCAAGGAGGCACTGGCGCACGCCCGAGGTGATGCGCAAGGCCATGTCCACCAAATCGAACTGCCAGAGCCGGACGTGCAGGCGATCCGCGCGCGGACAGGTCTGTCGCAAACGGAGTTTGCCCGCAGTATTGGTGTGAAGAAGGGCACCTTGCTGAACTGGGAGCAACACCGCCGCAGCCCGGATGGGCCCGCGCGCGTTCTCTTGGCCCTGATCTCCAAGGATCCGCAAATCGTGCAGCGCACGCTGGCCGGTTGACGTCGTCAGGGATCCTTCTGCCCCTCTGCCATCGCTTCATTGATCTTGCGCACCATCACCGCCTCGATGGGTGGCAAGAGCTCAGCAACCGCCAGCGCCGGGATGCCGAGCGCCGCCCCGAGCGCCAGTGCGGCCCCCATATCCCAGCCGATCACCGCACCGGGAATGAGACGCAGCTGCCCACCCAGGCGCTGAACCAGGTCCCAGACTTGGGTGCCTTCCCAAGTCTGCGGGCGGTTCAGCCCTGCGGGACACTCGGGACAGACGGATCCACAGGCGGCGCAATAGCCGCCGCCCCCGCCGAACTCCCAATCGGCAAGGGCGATGAGACGTTTTTTTCTGCATCCAAGAGCAGGCCCTTGGCGACATAGCGGGTCTGGAAGGCCTCAAAGACCGGCCAAAGCTCAAGCAATGCGTCGATCGCCTCGGGGCTGACCGGCAAGGTCTCCCCCGTGGCATCGCCAACGCCGTCCCAGTCGAGGATCGCGCGCCGCGCCAGCGCCTTGGCCATGGCAAGCGCCGCCGCCTCGGGGGCGGTCCCTTCGGCCAGCGCGCCAATCGCAGGATCCCCGCGGCTGGCGACCATCAACGCCGTGGTCAACGGCCGGAGTTTGACCCGAAGGCCGGGAAGAAGTTCGCACCAGATTGGTGCACTACAGAGATCAAGGGTCAGCATGGCGGAAGAGATCCTCTCAATAGGAGGTGACAGTGTTGACGAGGGTGGCGGTACACATGCGAGCGGGGCTTGCCGCTTTGGCCGCCTGCCAATCAAAGGTGGCCTGGATGCCCTGCGGGCCCGGGATCTCGATCCGGGGCCGCGGCAGATAGACGGCATGCGCCGTGAAGCTGAAGCTGGCATTGGCCCCAAGGCTCCAGCCAAAGACGAGCTCGCAGGGCGTGCCGTCCATGGCTTGGGTGATCAGCGTCGTGTCGGCAAAGCGGGCCTCGATCTTGCCGGTCAGCGCCGCCATGCCAGGATCACCCCCTTCGATCTTGCCATCCGAGCGGATGGTCTCGATCCGGTCGAGGCCATTGGAATAGGTCACTTCGGCCGAGATGACATTGCCAAGCGGCACCCCGTTGCGGCTGATCGATCCGTTGAAGTGGCCAAAGCGCTGCAGCGAGAGGGAGGTTGGCGTGCCCGCGGCCGTGGCGGCTGCAACGGTTTCGCCCTGGGCCACCAGGCGGGCGGTGGCCGTCAGCAGTCCCGAGCGCGCCATCTGCCAACTGAGCTGATCGCAAACGCAGCCTGTGTACATCGCATAGCGCGGCACTTCCGGCATACCTGTCTCGATCGCCATGCTCGGCAGCGCCCAGCCCCCCGACTGGAACGTATGGGTCTTCGGCGTGGTGCCGGTGGTTGTCGGGGCCCCGAAGGCCGCCTTCAGCCAAAGGCCGAAGTTCTCAACATCGAGCGGCACCACGACATCGCCATCTGCCGTCACCGCGTCTTTGATCGGGGCCAGCGGGTCACGCCCCTGGCCCAAAAGCTCCGAGGTGATCAGCGGCTGCTCGGAACCGAGCGTCGTGCTGGCGAAAGGCACCACCCGGAACCCCGTTGTGGGGGCGGTGCCATAGGTGGTCTCGAACGCAAGCGCCATCTGCGCCCGCGCCCCATGGGCTCGTGCCATATTTCATCTCCTTGGGATCTGTGGAATCAGGCCAGCGGGTTGGCCGTGGAATAATGCAGGATGATCGAGATCTCGGCCGCTTTCAGGGCAGCCGCGCCTTCGACCGGCAGATCAACGGGTTGCGGTGCTTCCGCCTCAACCCAATCGCAGAGACCGCCCAGCGTGCGGTCATTGCCAAGTGCAGCACCCACCTGAGCCACAAGCGTGTCAAAGCATCCGTCCCGGTCACGCGCAGATTGCACAATCACCTCCAGCTCCGCCCTATGTCGGTAGTGATAGCGCAGCGGCGACAGCGTGACCTCCGGCTCCCCGGGGTCGCCGTCGCGCAGGATCAAGAGGCCCGCAGCTGGGATACGCTCAGGCAGCACCTCCCCGCGCAAGATTGTGGCGGGCAGCGCTGACAGACGCGCCAGGAGCGCGGTGAGGATGGTTTCGCGAATTGAAGGCATAGTTCTATAGGCCGTTCTTGCAAAGATAGTGCTTTAAGGCTATATAGCTTCCAAGACATGGAGGCATCATGCCGTGGACTGTTGCGTTTTCAGCGGAGTTCGAACCAGAGTTCGACGAACTCCCGCAAGATGTGCAGGATGCAATCCTCGCGCGCGCACTGCTTCTGGAACGCGAGGGGCCGACGCTTGGCCGACCACATGCTGACACCCTGACCGGCTCGAAGCATGCAAACATGAAGGAATTGCGATGCAATGCCGCTGACGGCGTGTGGCGCATCGCTTTTGCATTCGATCCTGATCGGCAGGCAATTTTGCTCGTCGGCGGAGATAAGTCGGGTGGCAGTGAGAAGCGCTTTTACAAGCAACTGATCGCCCGGGCGGATGAGCGGTTTGACCGCCATCTGACACAACGGAAAGGAT